GAACTTCATTCTCATACATTATTTCAGCATTATAAAGTTCAGCTAATAGTTCAGCTATTCTATTTACAGAGTCTGCTGTAGAAGGTCTACCTACATAAGTTGCCACAATAATATTCCTAGTATGATTTCCTTTTTGTATTGTTTTGTAAACATAAAGAGCAGCAAGAGACACACCTGTAGTTTGGTCTTGTCTGTAAGGGTCATATCCTATTTTATATAATCCTTTAGGAGGATTAGAAGGAAACTCAAATATTATTGGACAACCTGTAAGGTCAGCTTCTTTTATTTTATAATGTGTAATTGGATTTAATTTATTTATTAAATCAGGTTGAGCCAAGATTTTACCTGTCTCTGTCCTAGATAAGTTTACAGGAGTTCCTTTAATAAGCATAAGTTTCTCTCTGATAACTTTATTTAACTGAGCCCTAAGTTCCACAACTGGAAAATCATTAGTAGACACAGTAAGGAAAGCTTCAGAAGGACAGAGTGCAAACTCTTGAATATGTTTTTGATAGGCAGTACTATTAGTACTACTCTCAAGAATAACTTTCCTCCTATCCATTTCAAACTCTAGTGCAGCTACAAGGTCTGAATTTCCTTGAGTGTCATAGAATCCTTCTAAGTTTTTGTTTACAGGATGGAAAAAACCACACATAGTATCTTCAGCATTATCATCCCAAGTGTTTACAAAAGGCATTATACCATAAGCTACAGGATTATAGAACATATCGGCAAAGTCAACTGTGCCTGATTCCATATCCCCACCTGTACCAAAAATAACTATTTGTCCTGTGATGTAAATACCAGCAGTAAGTGCTGGTTTGATTGCTGCAAATGAATCCTTTAGGTTAGGGAAAGCTCCTGCTTCTTCTAATAGAACAAGTATTCCATCTTTTCCCCTTGCAGCATCTGCATTATCTTTAAAGGTAAGGGCGAATACTTCAGACTGATAGCCAGACTCAATATCCACCCCATTTATTTTCTTCCTAAAAGATGCCTTCTTATGGTCTTGTTTGTCAACATAATCTCTTGACTTTCTCCACCCTGTAAACTCATTTAAAAAGTTCAAGTAATCACTTGTCATACCCATTGTTCCCTTTGGATAAAGGAATTTCTTTTCAGAAGCCCCAATGATAATCTGAGCTTTTCTTTCAGTATTATAATAGTTAGCAGAAATTGCTCCATTCTTGTAACTATAACCTTTTCTTCTACTCTTCCCAACAATCATGTGGAAACCACCCATCAAAAAATCAGGGTGAGGAGTAACTCCAAGTTTTAAATCTGCCAAGTCTTCAGGGTCAATACCATTTCTAGCAATCTCCAAAGACCAGAAGTAGTCATAATCTCCATCCCAAAAATCAGGAAATGTAGTAACTTTTTTAGATGCTTTTTTATCAGTAGTTACAACAACTTGTATTTGACAAAAGTTAAGATACATATAATGATGCCCAGTTATTCTGTGTCCATCAATTTCATATCCTTCTTTACATCTCTTAAGTTGTTCTTCCCAATAAGCCATCCATCCAGCAGTCCCCCAATAATCAGAACAGAAGTAGCCATACTTTTTAAATCGTATGGCTTCTTTTCTAAATACAGAGGTGTCTAACCACTTTCCATACTTGTCCCTTATCTCTGTTTGAACTTGAGGTTCTGTCATTCTGCTATCATCTTTTTAAGTCTTTTAATCTCATCTCGATGATAGGAACATTTCTCATATTCTTCTACAGCTTCATATTTATCTCTCAGTTCTTCATGATAAGCAATCTTATCCATGATGTGAGTTTGTAAATCTTGCTCTATCATCTCCATAAAATTTAAGTAACTATGTTTTTAAATCTATATAAAGTCTGAGCAATTAACTCACTAATGCTATCACACTGATTCTGTAGATAACCTTCTGTAACTTCTTCTTTAGTCTCTTGTACCTTGGCATAGAGATTTGTAAAGTATGAAACTGGTTCAGTTATTACTGAACTAGCGGGCACTGTAAGGTCTGTAACAGTGTACAGCCCCATATAACTTTCACAAAAAGTATCTATCTGCCCTAGAATACCATCATAGAAATCATTAAAAGCCCCATGTCTTGCTAAGGTTTTATCCTTTTGCAGAAGATGACTAATGTGTGCATCATTTCTAGCTTTAAATAATAAACCTATTAAGTCAGTTGGACAGCATTTACCTGTCCCCTCTTTTTCATTTTTCATTCCTGATTTCATTTCCATTTCTTCATCATCTCCGAAGAAACTAGCTAAACTTTTACTACCTCCTGCCATTTTATTTAGATATTAAGTTAATAATTTATGTTTCAAAGTGATTAATTTCTTTATTCCCCACAGTTTTCATACTTTCAAATAATTGTTCATTTACTTTTTCTTCAAGAGCATTTAAGGTTTTCATTACCTCATAGGTATCTCTTAATGCTGATGTAATTTCTCTTGGCTTGTACATTGGCATTCCTGTCCTTGTATTAATAGTAGCCATATCAAAAGTATTTAACCAATTCATCATTTTCTCTGCCCCAGATTTAGCAGCAAGATAGTATTGAATAGTAGGAGAAGCTTCCACTCTCAAAGCTTCATAAAGGTCTATGCCCTCCTTAATCAAAGAATCCTCTGCAAAATTAATAAAATCTTCTTTATAAACAGCTTCTCCTACTTTTATTTTCCTAACTTCCTCAGCAAAACCTTTATAGGGATTACTTTTCTTGTAGCTACAGCAAAATTCAATATAAGTAAAAGCTCTAATAGCTTCACTTTTTTCAGGTATTTTATCCCTTTCCCATATTTCCTTGTAAGGAGATATCATCAAAGCATGTATTGATGGTCTTACTATTGTTCCCTCTACTACGAATAAATCCATTATTTAAATACTGTTACTCTAAATTCCAACATAAAGTCTCCATTAGATGTTTTTATACTTATTCTTTTAGTAGTAGTGTATTCCCCTTTAGTTAATAATTGAGGGGGTACATTACCAGCTTTATACTCTACACTAATTCCAAAGTCTTCTTCTTTTGGAACAGAACATCCACAAGAGGATTTCATATCTAAAATTTTAAAAGCTTCTGGTAATGGTTTCTTATAAATAAAAGGAATAAGATGTTTAGTTCCTTCTTTAACTCTTCCTAATTCAACTAATTCTGATTCCCACATGGTCCTTTACTTTTATAGTTTTCTAATTTTCCTTTTCTTATCCACCACACTAATTTAGTTTCAGGGTCATAAGCAGGAACTTCTTTTTTAAATCTTCTCCAATCTTTTCTATTCATCATAGTTGGATAGCAAGGTTTATCACAAGCTTTATTAGCCATTTGTAAATGAGGAGTCTCACAACCACACATTAGACAACTGCCTTGATTATAACAATCTTGGTCCATCTCTTCAATTCTCAAACTAATCTGCTCTCTAATATGTAAAGGGATTAAAACATATAACCTCCTACTATAATAAAGATAGAATCTGATATTTCCAGTTATATAGGAAATAATATTCTTAATATTAATTTTAGCTTTCATTATTCAAGTGTTTTAAATAACATTTATAAATTTCTTTTACTATATATTCTGTAAAATATGTTTGAGGTTCATCATTCATACTATCTAAATTAATTCCTTTTTGATTAAAGATAGTATTACAAGCATGTATAGCTTCATGAGCAATAGTCCCCATTATTTCTACTTCAGCAGTTTTTTTAAATAACTTTTTATGTCTGCCAATATTAATAATAATTAATGTATGTCCACCTCTCTGTTGGTTTAATCCTAAAACATCATCATCTTCTGTGAACTCATTACTAAAATCTTTATTAATTTTAGGAAGGTCAGCAATAAAATTACCAGTAATAACTATATGAAATCTGCCTCCATATATAGGTATAATTAAGCTTTTAGTTATCATTATGTTGTTTTTCTGTCTTGTAATACACTTCCAAGATGTCTCCAAACCTCATCTATAGCTCGACTTCTAGCTATCTTATTTCCAATCTCTGAATTGAAAAGTCTAGGGTCAACTACTCCAGCATGCCCAATTACTTCGTGTCCATCAACTAATGTGAAATGACAGATAGAGATTTTCTCTCCCATCTTCATATACAATTCTAACTTAATACAGTTCTCTACTTCCTGTTGAGTAACTTTGTTTCCTTTAATTTTTATTTTTGCCATTTTGCTGTGATTTGATTAATTCTTTTAATGCTTTATCTAATTGTTCTTCTGCTTCTGGTGAGATATAATAAATAATCTTATGTTCTTTCTTATATTTCGGTGGTGGTATCTTTTTTGGTTTCATCTAATACTTGTTTAAGTTCATTGATATTTTTTAGACTATATCCTTTACCATTAAGTATAAGATTATTATCAGTACCAAAATTAAAAGGATAAAATTTACCAACAGATACATTATCAAAGAGTACTTCTGCCTCTTCTGTGGAATAAACTTCCTCACTTTCATAAACTTCTTCTTCAATTCCTTCATCATTAACAATAATATCAATTAAAACTTTGCGAGGACCAAGATATAGAAACTTAACACCATAACCTAGTTCATTAAGGTCTTCTGTAGACAAATAACTTACTCTTAAATCTCCCTTATGCCATATACTTTTGGCTGCTCTGGGGTCTGTGATAATTGCTTTCTCCCATTCATAGGTATCATCATTATAAATCTCACATTGGAAGTTTTTAGTCAATTCTTTCTTTTCTGGTTTGTAGTATCTCATTAGACTTTAGTATTTTCTGTTAAAATCATTTCTCTTTTCTTTAGTGGGTGGTGCGACAGTTCTTTTCTCTTTTTTAAATATAGGAGGAATGTTAACAGTCCAACTAAATCCTAGTATCGGGCAACATTTAAATGTTATCATGCTTTAGCTTTTTAATTATACTATCAAATTTTCTCATATAATCATAATTAGGATTCTCTTTATGAATAAAATGCATCCTACTATAAATCCACTCTAAGTGTAGAATATCTTCGGGGGTAATCTTTGGTTCGACTTCAACTAATTGAAGTCCTTGATTTGCAGACATTCTTTTCCACTCTTCAATATCAAACTCTTTAAGTACTCCCATCTTAATTGTTATATTTTT